AGAAAATGAAAGAGGTTTATTAATTGTTCCAACCACATCTTTGGTTGAACAGATGTATAAAGACTTTCAAGATTATGGTTATGATTCTGAACAATACTGCCATCGTCAATACTCCGGTAAAGAGAAACACACAAACAAGTTTCTAACAATTACCACATGGCAATCAATCTATAAAAACCCACAAGAATACTTTGAACAATTCGATTTTGTAGTTGGTGATGAGGCACATCAATTTAAGGCCAAATCACTTGCAACTATTTTATCTGGCTGTACCAATGCAGGCTATCGTATTGGTTGTACAGGTACACTTGATGGTACACAAACACATAGATTGGTGTTAGAAGGATTATTTGGTCCTGTGCATCAAGCAACCACAACCAAAGAGTTGATGGACAATAAACATCTTGCAGAGTTTAAAATTAAATGTTTGATATTAAAATATCCCGAAACTGTATGTAAACAATCTAGAGATTGGGACTACAACACAGAAGTGGATTACATCGTCCTAAATAAAGCAAGAAATGAATTTATTAAAAACCTTGTTTTATCACTTGAAGGCAATACTCTGATATTGTTTCAGTTTGTAGAAAAACATGGTAAAGATTTACATTCGTTGATAAAAGAACATACAAAGAATCGTCATGTATTTTTTGTATATGGAGGAACTGATGTTGAAGTTCGTGAATCAATTCGTGCAATTACTGAAAAAGAGAAAGACGCTATTATTGTGGCTTCTTATGGTACCTTTTCTACTGGCGTTAACATTCGCAACTTACACAATATTGTTTTTGCTTCTCCTTCAAAGTCTAGAATTCGTAATCTCCAATCGATAGGTAGAGGACTTAGAATTGGCGACAACAAACAAGAGGCAACACTATTTGATATATCTGATGACTTTAGGATAGGCAAACATACCAATTACACCTTGAAACATTTCGTTGAACGTGTTAAAATATACGATGAAGAAAAGTTTAACTACAAGTTTTATAACATAGACCTAACAAATGGATAACGTAAAAATTATAAGACTGCAATCAGGTGAAGACATAATTGCAAACTACAAAGAAGATGATGAATCTGGTATTGTTCATGTCAATAGGCCGATGCTTTTGTTTTTCAAAAGACTACCAACAGGTAAGTCTGTGATGATGATGGGACCTTGGTTACCAGTTGAATTGATTCAATCTAACTCTGCCTCTTTATATGTGCAAGATATTTTGACTGTGGTATCTCCAAGACAATCATTGATTAAATATTATACTGATGCTGCAAATCAGGCAGAACTTCTGTTGAGTGAACAGGGTAATGAGATTGAGGAATCATTGAGTCGTTCAATTTCTATTATTGATAATGATGATGAAGGGGAAGAAGATGATGACGATGATGATGGTTTTGATGTATCGGAGATTGAATCATCTAAAGGTAGAACAATACATTAAAACGGAACACCGCTATGATAACATTATTAAAAATATGTGTCAAGCGTTATTTAAGGTAAATGTAAAAATATACCTTGCTTAATTGATATGAGTATGTTAAAATGAGATTATTATGACTAAAAAACACTATGTAAACAATGCTGACTTCCTTACAGCACTTATTGAATATCGTTCTAACTGCGATATTGCCAAAACAGAAGGTAAGGAAGACCCACGCATACCAAACTATATTGGTGAATGCTTTCTAAAGATTGCAGAACACCTATCTCGCAAGCCAAACTTCATTTCATATTCTTTCCGAGATGAGATGATATCAGACGGTATAGAAAACTGTTTGATGTACTTCCGTAACTTTGACCCCGACAAGTCAAAGAACCCATTCGCATACTTCACTCAAATTATTTACTTTGCCTTTCTCCGCCGTATTATGAAAGAGAAGAAACAATTATATGTTAAGTATAAGGCAACTCAACAATTTGGTATTTTGGACCAAGGTGAGATGTATGAAGATGTTGACGGCAACATGAAACAGTTTGAACTGTATGATAACATCTCCGAATTTATTGAGACCTTTGAAAAAAATCGTGAGAATAAAAAGAAGGTTAAGGTAAAAGGATTAGAGAAATTTATTGAACCAACTAATTTAGATATACCCAAAGAACTATGAAGTTAATTATTTTAGGTGATACTCATTTTGGTATGAGAGGTGATTCTTTAGAGTTTCACAACTATTACAAACGCTTCTATCAAGAAGTATTCTTTCCTTACATTGTTGAAAACAATATCACAACCATTTTTCAAATGGGTGATTTGTTTGACCGCAGGAAGTTTATCAACTTCAATACACTATATCTTTCAAGACAATACTTTTTCAACAAAGTAAAAGAACTTGGCCTTCAATTTCATACAATACTTGGCAACCATGACATTTATTATAAGAATGTTCTTGAAGTTAATTCATCACAGATGTTACTTAATGATTATGATAACATTACAGTTTACGATGAACCAAACAAAGTAGTATTTGATGGTGTTGATGTTGATGTGATACCATGGATTTGTTCAGACAATGAAGAACATATTAAAAAGTTTATTGAATCTTCAACATCACAAATTTGTTTTGGTCATTTTGAAATTGCTGGATTTGAAATGGATAGAGGCAATGTGTGCCATGAAGGGCTTGACAAAAATCTATTAAAGAGATATGATGTAGTCTTGAGTGGCCACTTTCACCACAAATCTTCTGATGGTCAAATTACCTATGTTGGAACACCAGGTGAAATGACATGGTCTGACTACAATGACCCAAGAGGCTTTCATGTGTTTGATACCGAAACAAGAGAGATGGAGTTTGTGCAGAATCCATATCGTATGTTTCACAAGATATCATATGATGATGCCGTAACTGATTTCGAACATTGGCAAAAATTCAACTACAATGAATTGAAAGATTCTTTTATAAAAGTTGTGGTTTTAAACAAACAGAACCCATATCTATTTGATAATGTAATTGATAATTTATACAAAGCAGGTGTTTCTGATATATCAATTGTAGAAGATTTTACCGAAACATTGATTGAGAATGATGATGAACTGGTAAATCAGGCAGAAGATACAATGACTATTCTTGGAAAGTATATTGATAACTTGACACTCAATGTCGATAATGATAAACTAAAAGCTTTGATGAAAGAAGTCTATGTCGAAGCATTGACAACCGAAACTGAATGATATTATTCCGCAAAATTAGATGGAAGAACTTTCTTTCCACAGGTAACTACTTTACCGAAATTGAATTTGATTCTTCACCTAACACATTAGTTGTGGGTGAGAACGGCGCAGGCAAATCAACTATGTTGGATGCTCTGTGCTTTGTTCTATTTGGCAAACCATTTCGTTCAGTAAACAAACCACAACTACTTAACTCAATCAACAGCAAAGATTGTGTGGTTGAGATTGAATTTAATGTTGGCAACAAAGCCTATAAAATTATTCGTGGAATTAAACCGAATATTTTTGAAATTTATTGTGATGGTGACCTTATCAACCAAGATGCCGCTGTGCGTGATTACCAAGAATACTTGGAAAAGTTTGTCATCAAATTAAACTATAAATCATTTACTCAAATTGTTATTCTAGGTAGTGCATCGTTCACTCCGTTTATGCAGTTGTCAGCTTCTGATAGACGTTCTATTATTGAAGAACTATTAGACATTCAAATCTTCTCTGCGATGAACAACATCATCAAAGAAAAAATGTCTATCAATAAAGAAACAATGAATGGTAGAAAACATGAGATTGACCTTGCTCAACAGAAACATGATATGCAGAAAAAACATATTGATGAACTGAAACAAAACAACGATGAGAAGGTTAAAGAATACCAAAAAGAAATTGCCAACAATCAAATTGTCATACAAGAACTTACTGCGAATAGTGCCTTGTATCTTACAAAGGTAGGTGAGTATACCAGTGAAGTTGCTGACAAACTTGATACAGAAGCAAAACTTAAAACGATTACAAAATTAGAATCTCAGATTGAAAGTAACCTATCAAAGTACCGAAAAGATATTAACTTCTTTCAACAAAACGATAACTGTCCTACTTGTAGACAGGCTATTGAATTAGGTTTTAAAGAAGAAGAACTCTCATCACTACACACCAAAAAAGGTGATTGTGAACAAGGTTTAAAGAAGCTAGAAAGTAAACTGTTACAAGAACAAACTAAACTGAATCTCATCAATGAGAAACAGAAAGAGATTCAACAGCTACAAATTAAGATTGCTACCAACAATACTTCCATTATTGAAACTGAAAAGTATATTAAAAAGGTAGAGAATCAAATTAAAGAGTTGAAGGAAAATAAAGCATCCACAGAGAAAGAAACGACACAGCTAAAAGAATTAGAGGGTTCTCTGTTGAAACTGCAAGCAGAGTTAAAGCAATTAATAGAAGAAAAAACATATTACGAAGTCGCCTCTGGTTTGTTGAAAGATACGGGTATCAAGACCAAGATTATTAAACAGTATTTGCCTATCATCAACAAATTGGTAAACAAATACTTGGCATCATTTGACTTCTTTGTTAACTTTAACCTAGATGAATCTTTCAAAGAAACAATCAAATCTAGGCATCGTGATGAATTTACATATGCCAGTTTTTCTGAAGGTGAGAAACAGAAGATTGATTTGGCACTTTTATTTAGTTGGCGTGCCGTAGCAAAGTTAAAGAACTCTGCCAACACCAATCTATTGATACTTGATGAGGTGTTCGATTCAAGTTTAGATGCCAATGGCACAGAATATTTAATGACGATACTCCAGATGCTTGAAGGTACTAATGTGTTTGTGATATCACACAAAGGTGATATACTGCAAGATAAGTTCCGTAATGTCATTAAATTTGAAAAGATAAAAAACTTTAGTAGGATTATGAAATGAACTTTAAAGAATATCTAGCTCACTTCAAACAGGTAGTTGATAAAGAAGTAGAAGGCTGGTTCTACCCCAAAGATATCATCATCACTTATGGTATACTCAAAGAGTTACAAAGACCAAAAGGTGATGTGTGTGAGATTGGTGTTGCTTATGGTAAAAGTGCCATTATGATTTCACAGTTTAAAGATGAAAGTAATTTTTATCTGTATGACATTTTTAATGAAGAAGCTAGAGTTATTGCTGAGAACAACATCTCAAAGTTTGGTAGTAATACCAATTTAACTTGGCGTCTGCAAGATACAACACAATTAAAGTATGATGATGTTACCTTTAAAAATGATTTGAGATTTTTACACATTGATGGCTGCCATGAACATTCTGCCGTATTGAGTGATTTGATATTGTTCAGTAGTAAGATGAGAGATGATGGCATTATTGCGATTGATGATTTTCAAGACCAAGAATTTCCAGGTGTGAATAGTGCAGTATTTCAATTTTCGTTATCGAATGGCAACTACAAAAATTGGAGAGTGTTTGCCATTGGTGACAACAAAGCATATATGTGCCAGAAGAAGTATGCTGAACTCTACCAAAAGTTTTTGGTAGATTATATCGTTAAGGCAAAAGAACAATACAATGTTCCATTTGATATGCATCTAGGATTGCGTGAACTGTTGGACATGAATGTTCTTATGTGTGATTCCAGAACGGCATGGGATCCACAGGTAATAAAAGAATCTCTGTTTGATAAACCAATTATAGGGTAAATTATGATACATCAATTACATTGTTTTATGAATGAAAACAAAACAGCAAAGATTTACTTAGCAGGCAAAAGTGAATACACAGCCTTGCTTTATGACTCTGATATAGAGTATAATGGCATTGAATATTTTAATAATGAACAAGATGCAGAAATTTTTTGTGAGAATTGGGTAATGAACAATGAGTGAAATTTTAACAATCAATACCGAACAAGGTATAATTAAAGAACAACAGATTGAACCTTTGCCGTTGTATGATGAGAATCATCCAATGTTGAAGCGAAGTATTCCTGAATATGAATTATCTAGATTACCTAATCCTGTTATGACAAACTTGGTTAGTAGATTAAAGATGACTATGAAACTGTATAGTGGTCTTGGATTGTCTGCCAATCAATGTGGTGTATTCGAAAGGGTGTTTGTGATTGGCAATGAAGATATGGTTATTCCATGCATTAATCCAAAGGTGATTCGAATCGTTGGTGCGGTAGAAAAAAATAGAGAAGGTTGTTTATCTTTTCCTGGTTTATTTTTAAACATTGAAAGACCTTTATCAATCGATGTGGAGTTTTATGATGTTAATGGTAAATTAATCAATACAACATTTGAAGGTCTTACTGCTAGATGTTTTCTACATGAACTAGACCACATGAATGGTATTCGTATGGTTGAATATGTAAAGCCTTTAGCTTTAAAAATGGCAAGACAAAAACAACAGAAGTTAATTAAAAAAGTGAAAAGGCTTCAAAAAGATAATGGCACATTCGTTTGATCCAAAAGATGATGTAGAAGAACAATGGCGTAAGTGGCAAGAAGTCAACCCGCCAGAATCTTTTATGGATATTAATCAAGATGAATTGCGTGAGCAAACCATCAAAGACCTTACCTATGTGTCTGCAATGGATGTTCGTGAATACACTCTATACCAAAAGTGGTGTGAAGTCAAAGAAAAGTATCCTACATTCGTAAACAATACTTTGTTCGGTGAAGAAACACAACTGCTTGACCCAAAACAACAAGTATTGGTAGATGAAGTTAAGAGTAACATTTGGTTGCCTGAAAGTCCTGATGACTACTTGAACCTTGAACCTGTTCTAATTTACACCGATGATTCTGGTTCTGTATCACGCAAAGGTGTTGATGGCACAGTTGTTGAAGATAAGATTAAACGTAGTGATTTACCTGAAAGATGGAACACCGCACGAAACTTTATTTCAACAATGAAGAACAACAGTAACATTGGTCGCAACCTTAATTTCCTTGTTGCTGATAATAAAACTGGTAAGTATCTTGGTGTTATTTGTATTTCATCCGACTTTCTTGACCTGACACCTAGAGATAATGCAATTGGTTGGCCCCGTGAACTCAAGACACAAGGCGGCATGATTAATCATACTGCAATTGGTTCTACGATTGTTCCGTTTCAACCACTTGGTTACAACTACGTTGGTGGTAAGTTACTTGCATTGCTTTGCCTATCAGATGAAGTGCAAAGACTTTGGAAGAAACAATATGGTGACACCTTGATTGGTGTAACAACAACATCATTGTATGGTAAAACTAAAGCTGGTGGTCTATCACAGTATGATAATCTTGACCATTGGAACCCTATGGGTTTCTCCTCTGGTTCTGTATCATTCGAACCTAATAGAGATACACGATACAAGATTCGTGAATGGTTGAAAGCAAATCATACTCGTAAATATTTTGAATGGTATGTTGCAAAGAAGGCAAGTGGTCAACCACATAAACGTGACCACAAGAATCGTTCATTAAACTTTACTTACTCTAAGATGGGTATACCAAAAGAATTGATTAAAGCTGAACATCATCGTGGCATTTATTTCAGTCCATTATACAATAACTCATTTGACTTCTTGCGTGGTGATATCAAAGAAACTGAATTGGTTAAATCATTTGATACCAGTTATGAATCATTGACAACGATATGGAAAGAGAAACACGCTAAGGGTCGTATTGGTTTTCTAAAGAAGAAAAATAAGGTATCAACCGAAACTTTGTTCTATGATGACTTGATGTATCTTACATGGGAAGAAACTAAGGCAAAGTATCTTGGCCAAGTAGGCAGATAATACAAATAGTGCTTGCTTTTATGAAAAAAGTCCTATATAATTATAACATAGTAAAAAATATGCGGTGGGTTGGATAACAGATTTCGGTACCCCCTTAATTAACTTTGTGAAACTCAAAGACACCGCTCCATCTTTCATTAAATCTCCAGTTCAATGAAACCTAAAACCCCTGTTGCCCAAAAGCGATGGGGGTTTTTTCATTATTGCCACACAGAAATGATTTTTGTGTTATAATGATAACTTCAATGAGAGATTATTCACACACCTTACTAGAACAGGAAGAAGAACACTTCTATTCCTGTGTTACCGATGTGGTAAATGCCTTCAAAACTCATGGTGTGGCTGAAATACTGCATGAAGTAAGTAAAAATACTGATATAAATCAAGAACTTAGAGTGTTGTTTCTCAGCAACAACAAGGCTTGACAATACCATCTACCTGTGTTACAATGGTCGTATTAAAAGTTAAATAGGTAAACTATGCAAAATTATAGTGTCGAATCAAAATCACAATTGGCGAAATTGCTCGCTACTGAAAATCTTACGATTCAGCATCAAAAAATCAGAACCGCAAAATTTGATACTTTGAACCGTGTTCTATATTGTCCAATTTGGGATGATATGACTGGTGATTTGTATGACCTTTTGTTAGGTCATGAAGTTGGCCATGCTCTATACACACCTAAAGATGGATGGCATGATGCCGTTTGTAATAAAGGTGAAAATTACAAACGATTCCTTAATGTGATTGAAGATGCTCGCATTGAGAAAAAAGTCAAACGTAAATATCCAGGCATTCGTAAATCATTCATTAACGGTTATTCTAACCTTTTAGACCGTGATTTTTTCGGTATCAAAAATCAAAATGTAAATGACTTGGCATTTATTGACCGCTTGAACCTTTATACAAAAGGTGGTACAATGTTAGGTATTGCCTTTGATGAAAAAGAACAAGCTATGCTTGCTAAAGTTGAGGCAGTTGAAACATGGACTGATGTTCTGAATGTTTGTGATGAAATTTTTGATTACTCAAAAGATGAACAATCGAAAAAACAAATCAATGCACCATATGATGATTTTGAAGATATGGATTATGGTGATGATTATGATGATGCAGAAGATTCTGATGACTATGATACAGAAGATTCTGATGAAGAATCGGATGATGAAAAACAAAATGTAAATTCATCTGATGGTGATGCTGAAGAAACCGATGAAGAATTGGATGAAAAACAAAATGTCTTAAATCGTGAAAAGAATTCTAAAGAATTCGGTGAAGAAAGTGAAGAATTCCAACCAGATTGTGTTACTGATGAAGCATTTAGAAATAATGAAGGCAAATTGCTTTCTGAAAAATGCCGTGATTATCGTTACATGAATGTGCCTAAGTTGGTGAATCCTAAATCTGTATATACGGGTTACAAACGGGTTCACGAATTGATGGAACAACATTTCAAAGAATTATCTAACTATAATAATGGTACAGTTGAGAATTTGGTTAAAGAATTCAAAACTCAAAATGACCGTTATATTTCTTTGTTGGCTAAAGAATTCGAAATGAAAAAGGCTGCAAGGTCTTACTCTAAGGCTAAAATCTCCGATACAGGTGATATTGACATTAATAAAATTTACAAGTACCAAGTTGAAGATAATATCTTCCGCAAGATGACTGTTTTACCAAAAGGTAAATCCCACGGTTTGGTTTTGTTACTTGATAAATCTGGTTCGATGCGTGATAATATGACGGGTTCTATTGAACAGATTTTGATTCTGACCGCATTTTGCCGTAAAGTGAATATTCCTTTTGTTGTTTATAGTTTTAGTGATTATGACCATGGTCGCCGTATGGATGTAACCGATGCGGTCTTTGATAAAGAAAAAATGACTCCTGCTTTCAGTAGAAAAGCTGGTGAGATGGAATTTGAAGGTGCTTACTTGCGTGAGTATTTGAATTCTACAATGAAAACTGGAGATTATAATCGTTGCGTTAAGAATATGATTCTTCTTGCTAATGCATACTCTTTAGATAGACCAAAATTTACTATTCCACATTCAGAAGGTCTTGGTATGACTCCTCTGATTCAATCAATTTTTGCAATTGAACCTGCAATTAGTAAATTCAAAATGAGAAATAACCTTGATATCGTGAATTTGATTGTTGTACACGATGGTGATGCCGATAGTTGTGGTTACCATTTGAAGTATGATGAGAACAGAGGTAATGTTTCATGGGAAGGTTGGTCTCATACCCGTGAGAATGTTATTATTGCTGATGACAGTATCAAGTTTCAAATGAAATTAAATCCTGAAGTTATCTATCCTGGTGAAGCCTTGCGTGAAGCAGCATTTGAATGGTTGAAAAAGAAAACTGGTACTCGCATTTTTGGTTTCTTTATTACTTCTAAATCTCGCCGTAGATTGTATAATGACATTATGCAAAAATACAAAAATGAAAAAGGTGAAGGTGTCAACAAAGGATACGTTTGTCACGAAGTGAAAAATTTGGCTGCAAAAGTTAAGAAGGATAAATTCCTTGAATCTTACAACAAAGGCTACAATCGTTTTTACCTCTTACCTTCTGGTGAAGATTTGAAAATTGAAAGTGAATCAATTGAAATCGATGGTAAATTTACCGCTAACAAATTGAAAAATGCTTTTATGAAATTCAATAAAAAGCGGCAAGTGAACCGTGTTCTGGTATCGAAATTCATTGCAGGCATTGCCTCCTAGTTTGTTGTTTTTGTGCAACAGACTGGTTGACAAGGCTATGGTTTCGTGTTATAATGGTGTTATCTTAATTGAAATTGGAGTTTTTATATTATGAGTAAGCGTGCTGAAGTGAAAGAAAAATTTATGTCCGCCTTGATTGCTACTGGCAAACAAAATGTTACTTTCGAAGAAATTAAACAAATCTGCGATAAAGAAGAAATCGCTCATCCGTATTGGTTCACTAATGATTTAGCCAATCGTGAGAAACGTGGTGTTTATAAAGTGCCTTCATCGGCATCCGTTTCACAATCTACAACAATTGATTTACAAGCACAGGTTATTCAAATGCCAAAACAAGAAGTGAAAACTGGTAATCGAATTACTAGTGTTATTACACAACTCGAAACTGAAAATTTAGTTCCTTCAGTTTACAAAAATTATGTTCCTTTCGGACACTATGATGATTTGATTAATATCATTTCATCAAATCAATTCTTCCCAATCTTCATTACAGGTAATTCTGGTAATGGCAAAACAATGTCTGTTGAACAGGCTTGTGCCAAAGCAAAACGCAAATTCGTTTGTGTATCAATGACACCTGAAACCGATGAAAGTGATTTACTTGGCAATTATGTTTTAATTAATGGTCAAATGGAATGGCGTGATGGTCCTGTTACTGTTGCGGCTCGTCAAGGTGCAGTTTTGTGTATTGATGAAATTGATTATGGTGCTCAGAACCTTTCCTCATTGCAACGTGTTCTTGAAGGCAAACCATTCTTGTTGAAGAAAAAGAATGAGATTGTTTATCCTGCTGTAGGCTTCACAATCGTAGCTACTGCCAATACTAAAGGCAAAGGTTCAGAAGATGGCCGTTATATGTTCACTAACGTATTGAACGAAGCTTTCTTGGAACGATTCTTGAATACCTACGAACAACAATGGCCTCCAATTAACATTGAACGCAAGATTCTGAAAAAAGAATTGACTGCTGTTGGTAAATCAGATGATGAATTTGCCGAGAAACTTGTTACTTGGGCTGATGTTATTCGTAAAACATTTGATGATGGTGGCCTTGATGAAGTGATTTCCACTCGCCGTTTAGTTCACATTATCAAAACTTATGGTGTGTTTGGTAACAAGATGAAATCGATTGAGTTATGCCTGAATCGTTTTGACACCGATACCAAAATGTCATTCTTAGATTTGTATACCAAAGTTGATGCGGGTGCAAATACTGAAACTCTGATGACACAAACAATGGCTCCTGAAATTCAGGAAGAAGAACAGGAAGAAGATATTCCTTTCTAAAAACTAATTTATTCGGCACTTGACCCATCGGCAACGATGGGTCTTTTTTACTTATTTACCTGTAAAAGTGTTGACACACTATTTTTTTTATGTTATAATTACACATCATTTGAGAGATGAGTCGCCTCTCAGATAATTTTTTTAATGCGATTCGTTTTTATCATGGAGATATTATGTCTACAAAATCTAAAGTCCTTGCCTATCTTTCTAAAGAAGGTTCTTACAACACTTTGACCGCAAACAAAATGCAGTCAGTTTTCGGTGTTGCAAACCCATCCGCAACTATCAATGAGTTGCGTAA